CCTCACGCCGGAGTTCCACAGCGCACTTGCGTCCGCTCTTGAGTTCCTGAACCGTGACTATGGCGCGGGTGGCACGATTCTTGAGGGCAACGTCATTCGCCTTGCCGGCTTTGATGTCATTGAGTGCCCGCACATCACGCGCGGCGGTGACGACAACGCCAACGTCATTCAGGGCGACGGACACATCTTCCCCGCAGCCTATGCGGACAAGAACCCCATCGTTATCTGCCACAAGACGGCAGTCGGCGTCTTGAAGCTGCGTGACCTCTCCATGGAACAGGCACGCCGCCCCGAGTATCAGGCCGATCAGATCATCGCGAAGATGGCAGTCGGTATGGGCGGGCTTCGTCCCGAGAGTGCCTTCCTCGGCGTCGTCAAGAAGAAGTAAGACAACCCACCGAACGGCAGGAGGGGAGGGGAGACATCCTCTCCCTTTTTGTCTTATGCAATCATATCTAAGGAGGACAACCATTGATTACAGCAACCAGTAAACTCGACGCGATTAACATTATCTTATCCTCCATCGGCAGCGACCCTGTGAACACCATCAACGAAGAAATCGACGTAGACGTGGCAAACGCTTGTCGGATGCTCGACCGCGCGTCGCGAGACATACAAAGAAAAGGCTGGGACTTCAACACCTACACCCTGACACTCAGCCCCGACCAGTACACAGGAAAGATACCGTGGATACCGACGATCATCTCCTACCGCAGCACCGACGGCACACCATACGTCAAACGCGGCGAGAACTTTTACGACATCGAGAACCAGACCTTCCACTTCAAACAGCCCATTCATCTGAACGCCATCATGATGGTGGACTTTGAGGACTTGCCCGATGCCTTCAAGAACTACATCGCAGCCCGCGCAGCCATGAACTTTCAGACACGCTACCTGGGAGATGCGGCGAACAGCCAAGACCTTGCGCTTAGCGTGCAGGAAGCCTATCAGGACATCGTGACCTACGACATGAACATGGGAGACTATAACATGCTTACCTACTCCGGCGTCACCCCTGCATTGGAGAGAAGCTGATGCTTTACTCGCAGCAGGTCAAGAACCTTGTCTCAGGAATATCGCAGCAGCCTGACATCCTGCGCCTCCCCGAGCAGCTTGACGAACAGGTCAATGGCTTCTCGACGGAGGCCGGAGGCTTGCAGAAGCGTCCACCCACCGTCTTTGTGTCAACCCTTCCCATTTCGGAAAGCGTACTAAAGAAGCCTCTTGTCCATTTTGTCAATCGGGACGAGAAGGAGCGTTACTTCCTCGTTTTTAACAACGACCTCTTGCGCCCTATTCGCATCTTTGACATCAAAGGAAAAGAGCATGCTGTCAACATTAAAGAAGATAGTGCCTATGTCACAGGGCTGAACGCCCGTGCCTTGCTGCGCGTTATCACCATCGCCGACTATACCTTCATCCTCAACCGAGCTGTGCAGGTCACTATGGCAGCATCAAAGTCCGACGGCTCCTTCACGGCGCAGGGTGCACTCTGCCATGTCAAACAGGGGCAGTATGGGCGAGGCTATCGTGTATGGATAGACGGGCGACTTGTCGCCTCCTATGACACACCCGACGGCAGCAACGCCAGCCACACCAAACTGATTGACACCGCCTACATCGCGCAGAAGCTCGCTGAGAGCGCACGCGCCAACGGATGCACCGTGGACGTAGGCAACACATGGGTACGCTTCCATGGGGCAGCGTCCATACAGACACAAGATGGATTCAACAATCAGGCACTTGTCGGCATCAAAAGCACCGTGCAGAAATTCTCTCTGCTGCCCGAGAGTGCCCCTGATGGCTACACCGTGAAGGTCGCAGGCGACCCGAAAGGGAATGGCGCAGGGAGCTATTATGTCTACTACAGCACAGCGGAGCACATCTGGAAGGAGTGTGCCCGTCCTGAAATCCCCAACGCCCTTGACCCCTCGACCATGCCCCACATTCTTGTGCGGGAGGAAAACGGCAGCTTTACCTTCAAAAGAGCAGAGTGGGACAAGAGAGACGTAGGCGACGAGGACAGCAACCCGCTTCCCTCCTTTGTCAACCACACCTTGAACGACATTTTCTTCTACCGCAACCGTCTGGGCTTTTTGTCTGGGGAGAACGTCATTCTCTCAGAGAGTGCCACCTACTTCAACTTCTGGATGACCACAGCCAACGACATCCTAGACACGGACTGCATCGATGTACCGACGACCACCTCACGCGTCAACATCCTCAATTACGCTGTGCCATTTAATCAGAGCCTCTACTGCTTCTCGGACAGCACGCAGTTCATGCTCAGTTCGGACAACGTACTCAGCCCAAAGAACTGCGCTCTGATTGAGGTCACAGGCTTCGCTTCCTCCCCTGATTGTCGCCCCGTGAACGCAGGGAAGAACCTCTACTTCACCGCAGACCGCACCACCTACACCAGTGTCAAGGAATACTACAACGTGCAGGACATCGCCGACGTGAAGAACGCACAGGACATCACCAGTCATGTTCCCAACTACATCCCGAAATCCGTCTATCAGATCGTCAGCAGCACCAACGACCATATCATGATCTTCCTGACGGACGGAGACACAAAATCCCTGTTTGTCTATAAATACCTTTTTGTCAACGAGCAGCGGATTCAGGCATCGTGGTCGCGCTTTGACATGGGAGATATTGTCTATGGAGCGTTCTTCCTTGGCTCGTCCCTCTATCTGCTGCTTCGGCGTGGAGGAGCACTGAGCCTAGAACGCATGGACTTCACCGAGCACTTGGAGGACTTCGGCGGCATTGAGCCCTATCGTGTCCATCTGGACTGCAAGATCACCGCCACCGCGACAGAGTACAACAGTGCCTACCAGACAACCACCTTTAACATTGGGCGCATCTACCAGAACGACAATATGAGGGAGTACCATTGTGTCTTACCGAACGGGAAGTGTGTCATTGTCCCGAAAGACAAACTGATAAGGACACCGGGAACAAGAGAAACCTGCATCGTCCTTGAAGGTGACCACAGAGGAGACACCATCATCGTCGGTATCCCGTACGAGTTCCGCGCCCGTCTCAGCCCCATCTACATTCGGCAGGAGGACAGCAAAGGCAACACGCGTGCCATCACCAACGGACGCCTTCAGGTGCGCAGCGTAGATATGCAGTACAGTGACACAGGAGGCTTCGTTGCCAATGTCAAAAGCCGAGGGCACACCTACACCTATACCGTCACCAACCGCAAGATCGGAACAATGGTATTCGGAGACAAAGCCCTCGTGGCAGGAACCCTCCGCATCCCTGTGCAGAGTGAGAACACCGCTTGCAGCATCACCATTGTATCTGATTTTCCCTATCCGCTTGCCCTTATTGGATTCCTCTGGAAGGGCAGCTTTGTACCGCGAACGAAAGGAGTGTAACAATGGGAGCAGTAATGGCACTCACCATGGGCAGTACCGCCATGCAGATTTATAACCAGAACAAAGCCCTTGAAGCGCAGGGCAGAGCCAACGCAGCTACTGCCCGCAGCATGGTTTCCTCCATGAATCGCACCTTCATGAACTACGAGCAGCAGCGGCGCGACATCTTCGAAGCCACCGTGGAGGAGGTGGAGCAGACACAGCTTCAGAGCCGCCGCCTCACCTCCTCCGTCGCCGCAGCCGTCGCCGAGGGACTGCAGGGGGGTGGACGTACCGCAGACCTCCTCGTTCGCAGCAGCGAGGCAGACAAAAATAGAGCCGTGACAAGTGTCAAAGACAACTATCGCCGAAAGTCCAACGAGATTGACCTCAATAAAGAAGCGACCCTTCTCAACACCAAGGCGCAGATCAGCAACATCCGCGAGGTGCATAAGCCCTCCTTCCTTGGGACACTCATGCAGTTCGGGACAGCGTACCTTGGGGCACGGCAGCAGCAGGAGAGCATCGACCTTCTCCGCAAACAGAATGGTGTGGACGGCAACAGAGACTATGTACCCTACTCCACCCATACCTACACACCGACCACCATCCCGAGCCTCTCGTTTGACATGGGCGACAAAGTGTATAAGGCATACAACCAGCCCTTTAGCTTTGTGTCTTATTTCGGGAAGCTCCCGACACAGGCAAAGCCTGTCTTTGACTTCACCTACAAGAACCCGTTCAGCCAAGACAAACAGATGATAAACCCATTCTAACTACAGAAGGAGAACACAATGCCAACACCTATATCCGCAGCCCTCGGAACAGAGCGGCAGTTCACACCGCAGCCAGAGCATGGCTACGTCGGACAGTACGTCGGTGTGTCTCCCGTCAACGTCAGTGCAAGCACAGCACACTATGACCAGCTTGCCCAGAACTTCGCGCAGCTCGGCGCAGCCCTCACAAGCTATCGTGTGTCTCATGAGCGGTATCTCTCCGAGACGGGACACATCGACAGCGAACGCATGATAAAGGGCATGACCGAGGCAGACATCAAGAAACTCAACGCCATCGACGCAGCGCAGCAGGAGGGCTTTGCCGACTGTCTCAGCAATCCCTACTTCAAGGCACACGCGGAAAAGCTGCGCGGAGGCTTTTTGTCTACGGTCATGAAAAACCAGTATGACGAGAAGTACGCGCTTACCCCTGCCCGCAGCGCCGAGGAGGAAGCCAACCGCTACCGCAAATTCTCGCAGGACTGGCAGAGTGCCAACCTCAGTGGCGACAAAGCCCCCATCAATGAGATTGCCTTTAACACAGGCTTCAATGAGAACCAGCTTGTCAACATGGCAAACCTCATGGGTACATGGGAAAAGAAGAACTACGAGAACGAAGTCACCACCGTTATGGCAGCCTCGACGAGCAAGCTGAACGATATTGTGAAAAACAGTGCGGAGCTCCTCAAGACCAATGGGGAAATGACCGCCAAGACACAAGAAGTCTTTAACGAAGTACGTCTCATGGGACTTCCTCTGCAATACAAGATAAAACTCCTCACGGACTACTGCGAGCAGCTGATAAAGACAGGACACCTCGACGAGAAACGCCTCGGTCAAATGATGGACAACATTGTCGTCCAAACGAACCTCGACGGCAGCGAAATGCGTGCCTCTGACCTCCTCCCCATGATGCAGTTCCGTACCATGGCGACTGAGTACAATCGCCAACAGTTTACACAGGCAAAATACGACTGGGTGAAACAGCAGATTGAGCGTCATGACCTCCGCGCCACCATCGGCGACATCGACGTAATGACCCCCGAAGATCAGATGGAATACCGTCCGCTTGTCGCCAAGATCGACGCAGGGATACAGCATGCGGACGCAGAAGCCGCCGCCGAACGCCGTGCACAGATGGCACGCGCCGGACGCACACGGAGCGCAGGAGGCAGCGGACGCACCATCACTGACAGCTACGCTGTGAGTGACATCATCAGCGGGTGGATGCAGGGAAACGATATGGTCAACGGGATGCCCGTCAAGGCATACACCATCGACAAACAAGTCCTCTTTGGCAACGCCTTGCCGCTCCTCCAAAAGTATGTAGCAGACGGGGACTGGCAGAGTACCTACCGCCTCATGGACATGCCACAACTCAGCGCTATGCGTGAATCCTGCTCCGCTTCGCTTGCCAACATCCTCGCGGGCATCATGCCCTCCGACGATGGAGGCGTCAACATCGGTGACAACCCGCAGCTTATGAGTTTTGTCTCCGCTGTCATGACGAATCCCGCCGCCGTCGGGCACACATTCGGTGGTGATCTGGCACGCGAGGCATCCACCCTTGCCACATTCTCTACGGCATACGGTGGTGGAGAGTGGGGGAATCAGCAAGCCCTGCGCCTTTATGCAGAATCTCACCAGACCGCCAAAGAGCACCCTGACGTAGATCGGGAGAATGAACGTGTCGCGGGGAACAGCGTGGCAGGATATACCATTGATAACGTCCCCTCGGGCAACTATGGGACGACAGATATAGCCGACCTTGACTTACCCTGCAACCAGTTTGTCGCCAGTGATGCCACGAAGATGTGGAAAGCCCAGCTCAATGCGGGCATGGCACAGGATACCGTACAGCACAACATCAATGAGATGTTCCGTCAGAACTACACCACATACCATTGGGGCATCTACCCGAACAACGTCACCTACAACATGGAGACAGACAACAATGCCCATTGGTTTGCACAGGCACTCGACCAAGCCATTTATGACACCTGCAAGGATGGAGGTGGCAGCGTAGATTATGCAGCGACAACGATCTGCTACAACCCCGCCGCGAATACCTTCACCTTTTCGTCTCCCACCCTTGGTGTCTCCCAGTCGTACACACAAGACCAGCTGCGTGGAATCGCAGAGCAGCTCTACGCCGACAGTCGCAAAGACGACAGCGGCAGCAGCGGAGCGACAGACCTAGATAAGGACGCCATCAATGCACAGCGTCTCGGGGAGACAGGATTCCTTGGTATGGATGAGCTTGGCGGGATGTAAAGGAAAGGAGAACCATGTTTAACGACAATGAATATAATGCCCGCAAGACGTGGGGCTTCCTCACCCAAGGCTTAGGCCTTGACGACGTGCGGGCAGCCGCCATTATGGGCAACTTCTCTTGGGAATCCCATTTCAACACCGACGCTGTATCGGGGGATGGATATGAGAGCCTCGGCATCGCTCAGTGGACATTTGGACGTAAAGATGCCCTTCTTGCCCGTGGAGGAGAGCCCACCGACATAGACAACCAGTTGGGGCATTTTGGGGACGAGGTGGCAGAAGGCGGCGCACGTCGCTACGCCTACGACAGCCTCCTAAACAATGGTGGCAATCTGGAAGAGCTCACCGAAGATTGGTGCAACAAATTCGAGACACCAGACCCACAATATGCACATCTGAGCGACAGAATCGAACGCGCCTACTTTTATCTAAATACGTTCGGTGGAGGAAAAGGCCAGACCTTCACTGGCAGCCTGATGGATGTCCTTGCGCCTCTCCATGCACAGGCATCCCACTATGCCATGGATGGGGAGATGGTAGAGCCTGTCACAGATTACAGCTTCACGCAGCCCGTTCAGACCGCATCCACCATCGAAGCTCTCGCGACAAACTTCTGGGACAGCGTCACAGAGAGCGGCATCGCCAAAGCACTTGAGTACGTATGGGGTGGCATCGACCACAGCGGCAAATGGTGGTTTGAAAAGAAAGACCCCGTCACCCAAGAGGACATCGACTACGTGGCGAACGCCCTCCCGAATGACAAAACAGCCCAGCAGTTTGTCTTGCTCAATGGGCGTGACAGCGAGGAAATCCGCTGGCTCGTCAATCAGCAGCTTGTAGAGCAGAACCGCAAAGCCCTCGTGGAGAAGTGGCGGCAGGAGAACGAAAGCAGCATCGCAGGTGCGCTCATGTACGCTGCGGGCGGCGCGGGCT